CATCGTACCATATGCTGCACCTAGTCCTGCGAGTTGACCTGCGATTGATGGTTGACCGAAGACTTGACCGACCATTCCCGTACGTTCTTGTCCATATGATCGTATCGGTGCTCCTGCCATTATTCCCGTGCCAAATCTTAATGCTTCTCTTGGATATTCTCTTTCTTCTATGAAATCTCTATATTCTTCTATTAATTCTTGTTGCTCTAGTCCTCTTCCGAGTGCGCCGAATTGGCCGAGCTGTTGCTGTGCTCCCGTTAAAGCCTGGATCTGTCCACCCGCTGATGCGAGTTGTGCTTGCCGATCAGCTTGAAATCTTTGGGCTCCGGATTCGAAGCCCGCCTGACGCATTCTGGCACTTGTGTCAGCGACCGTATCGAGGTATTTCTCTCCCGCAAGTGCACGTTCAACGCCGTGTCTTGCACCACCAAAGGCGCCAGCCCCCACAGCACCGACGTTAATTCCACGAACATTCTTTTGGTACTGCTCCTCGAGGTCTCCTAAAGCTCCTGAGATTACGGTATTGGAATACGGGTTCATATAACTTTGTGCCGTAGCTGTATCGTATGTCTGTGCTCCTATGTTTGCAAGTTGACCTGCTTGAGGAAGAATTTGATTCGAGATAACACCACCTGCTTGTGTCTCTGCTGCTGAGAGACCTGCGATCCTATCGCCTGTAAAAGGTTGATAAGGGACCTTGTACTCTGATTGAGTTCGATCTAAAAGCTCCTCCTGGAACTCCTTAAGATATTCAGGAATGTCATATGTAGTCGCTGATGACTGTGGTGCGTTAACGACTGTCGTGCTTCCCTTAAATAAAAAACCCATATATACCTCCTAGTGGCTTAAATCCTAATTTAATAAATAACTTATGCTTTCTTTCAACGTCTTTTCCCTGAAAGATTTCGAGTAGTAGTGTTTTCTTAATTGATTTTGCATATTCTTTTAAAACTATCATCATTGATCTTACAACTTTAAAGTTCCTACATTTTGGCAATACGTGAATCCACAGCATCCTTAGAAACTTCTTGTCTGTAAACCATGTATCGTCGATCGTTGCTCCTAGCGTACCAACAATCACGTTATTCTTATTTACTACTACTATAACAAAACTATTGCGAATGTAAAAGAGAATATTGTCAAGTAATTTCTTATTATTGGCAGATCCGAAGTTATGAGGACTTTCTGGAAGCCATGTTTTTAATACCTCCCTGATATCGATACCGTCCTTTAAAGTCGCTTTTCGTATGTTATAATTACCTTCTTCCATCAGGCCTTATATTAATTCTCATTGTTCCTAGTCTCCAGTTATCGCCTAGTTCTGAATTTGCAACTTTAAGAGAGATTTGTCTTCCTCGAGCCCTGAGATTTAAATAAGTAGTTGTATTACTAACGTTCTGTGTTGGTTTAGCAGTTTTAGTATTACCTGGATAATCTCGAACTGAGATTGTAATTTGTGTATTTCCTATTAAATTTTGAAAATCAGGTATAAATTTATTAACAAAACTAAAGTCTTCTCCACTAGCAATATCACCGTCCCCTGATTCAATATATGCTGATAAAGCAACTCCATTGGCGTCGTAACCTTCTTCTTGTTTATAAAGCACTGTTCGACCAGCAGTTAGTCCATAGATCGTACTTATTGTATTTGCAGTAGTAGCTGCTGTATACTCAGAAGCTATTGGATTTGGATAGACCCCATTATCCATCCAGGAACCTCTTTCAAGGTTTCCTATATACCATACTTTTTCAGCATAGTTATAAATAACATATCGATCGATCTGATTAGCTGACGCTGTACAATAATACCAGATGATTTCATTAAATTGTGAATTGTGTCCCGCATAGACTTGAGAATATTGAACTTTATTTATATCATTAAAAACGTAATTTTTAACACTACATGGAATCTCTTGAACTGATCCAGCGTACGCGAAGAATTTACCATCGCCCATCCAATACGCGATATCTTCTACTAGAATACCAGAGTTTAAACCTACGATACCGCAGTCGGAACCTAATTTTTTAAAACCAAAAGTAAAAGGCGCCCCAATAAATTGCATAGAGAATATAGTAGTATCAGTCCATATTAAAGTTTCTGCTCTTCCTGCTTTGGCTGCCCGGATCTCTGATCCAGCAGCTAGACGCTGTGAACCTGAAGTATTAATAGCATTTGCTGTAAATTCATTATAGTTCTCTTGATCGCTCCAACGTATAAACATTTTATCTTGTGATGAGGAATCGGCAATAGTTGTCTCTGTTCCTAGACAGACCAAGTGTCGTGATTCTGGAGTAACGAGAGAAAGAATACTTGTAGTAGGTGCATTAGCAATCACTGTTGCTCTATTAGTAGTCATACCTCCCGAAGTATCCCATACATAAGTCCCACCATTCCGCTTGGTTATAATTAAATCCTCACCCCAATTATCTAAGCTCCATTGAGCCAAATCTATATCGATCTGGGATGTCGTACGAGATGTACCCCATGTTGATAAACTCCATGTTGCTGCACCCCAACCGTACCCGAACGTTTGAGTTTCTGGGCCAATATTCAATTGATAAGTAGCAGTACAATTAGCAGTATCAGTAACTGCTGATGTTGCGGCGTTCCCTGTTGTTTCGATAGTATAACTGCCAGCATTGGCCACTGCTAATATTTCAAATTCGTTATCTAAAGCAGTATTGGCGATTCCGCCTACATTAGCTGTACTCGTAGCTGAAATGGTAACAAAATCACCTTTATCAGCACCGTGAGCTGCGTGTGTAATCTCCACATTCGTAGATGTATTCGTAGTCGTAAAAACATTTGTTATATTGGCAGTCGATCGAATAGGAGTGATATCCTGAGTCAACCCTCCTCGATAAATATAGAGTTTTTTATTTGTCCCAAGACATGAATATCTAAAGCCGTCCAGATTGAACCAATTAAATAAGGCTCTTCCCGTGCCTAAGTAATAATCAGCAGATAAAGGTTCCCATCCACCAATCTTTTGAGGTAGGCCCCATCGAAAACGTACTTTATCACAATCGATCCACTTACCTTCCGCAGCGGTCGGTGTATTCTCTTTATCTATTCCAGGTGTTATCTGTAGTTGTGTTAAAGGCATATCGCTCCTTATATATTAAAACAAGGAAATAGAACATATAAAACTTCTGATTCTAGATTATATCAGATTGTGGGGAATTTCAATAGATTAAAGAATAGATGCTACTTTAGGATTGGGGGACTATTAAATCATTCTATATATAAATCCCAACTACCTGTTTCTTCGTTCCAGTTATAACTTTTTCCATCATTAGGAAAAGCAACTGGCGCTTCCCATTGACAAGTGTCCTCGTTCAATGTCCAAGACGGATAAGGCTGTGGTGCAATAAAAGCATCTCTAGTTTCATCATAAGTATAACCTACTCCAGCATAATTTTTTCTAAAAGGTGTTCCTCCTAAACTATGAACTCCACCTAGTGTATTGTAAGAAGTCTGTTTCCAGTTGTCATTTGTGTTGAAAAGATTATTCAGAAAATCTACTCCTTTCTGTTCGTTTTCAACTCCGTCAACAAGCATTACTTTGTTGCTAAGAGCATTAACTGTAATAACTTTATTATCTTGATCTAATTTTGTGAAATGAGCCATTAGTTTGCTGTGTAACTCCCATTACCATGAAATGGTATAATTGTATAGGCCCCATCTACAATTGGTGTTTCGTTGCCTGAAACAGTGCCTGAATAATCTACTGTAAGTATACGAAAAACAACGGCACCAGAACCTCCAGTACCAGATTGTCCACCACCTTCTGAACCTCCTCCTGAACCTCCTCCTGTATTTGCAGTAGCAGCGTCCGTTGGTGGATAACTTGGAGGACCTACACCTCCAGCGGTACCTCCTCCAGAACTTGCAGTACCTGGAGCAGCACTATTACTATAACCACCGCCTCCGCCAGAGCAAACCAGCCACTATCTCCTACGCCTGCTGTAAATACTGAGCTTAAATCTTTTCCTGTTCCGCCAGGTCCCGATTGCTGATTAGTGGTGCCCTCAGTTCCAGCAGAACCAGCACCGCCACCGCCACCTGTGCTATAGGAACCAGCACCACCATTACCATGTCCACCATCATTTCCAAATCCGTATGTCCCACTATCATCTGCTTGAGCTGTTTGAATTTCATTACCTGCCTGACCAGCACCTCCACTTCCTATGTATGTACCACCACCACCAGAGCCCCCGTCTAATGCAGGTGAATAACCGGCTCTCGCTCCACCACCACCGCCTTTAGCGGTAAATTCAGTTGCACCTCCATCGATGCTCCATGTGGAATCCACACCATTATTTCCCATGTTTGCACTTGTTACAGCTGCGCCACCGGCTCCGATAACCACGTTATATTGTGTTGCAGCGGCTAGATCATGAGAAGTTTTATAAACTACTCCTCCGGCTCCGCCGCCTCCACCGTCTTGACATCCTCCAGAGGCTCCTCCAGCGACAACTACAATATCTATTGTACCTGGAGCAGCCGCTAGGCCCCCTGATCCAAATCCTAAAACCTGATATCCAAAAGACATATTCTAATTCTCCTATGCGTCGTTAGCAGCGTCTGTAGTATAAAATAATTGAATTCCTAATAAGCGTGCATCACCAGTAAAGGTGTCACTACCATTGTCCGCATCTCTTTCTAATTGAAAAAATACTTGATTGCCATCAGCAATAGTTCCTGCAATCGTTA